GAATACAGTAGCCATTATAGAGAATAAAGCAGTCAGTATAGTTCAACAATTATTCTCTGATAAAATGGTTGTGGTAACTAATTTTAATGAGCTAAAGCAAATAATCAAAATGAGTAGTGCTCCTGAACATAAATAGACAGGGAGGATTAGGATATGAAAAATAAACCAGATGATTGTAAATGGGCTGAATCTTGCGACTGTCATCGGATTAAATCAGATTACTGTGAGAAATGTAAATTTTATCTTGGGATAGATAGTGGTTATGGCTTTTGTAAAGCCTTGCCTGAACATATAGTGGTTGCTTGGTGTAGAGACATTTGTAGTTTGTTTAAGAAATAAACAGGGAGGAATAAATGGATAAAGAAGCACAGATAGCAAAAATAAAGAAAATATTTGAAACCTATTCTCTTGAATTAGATGATAGCGGGCAAGACTTGATAGAAAATGATGGCTTCTATTATGAATATGCGAGGCGTATATATCACGCAGGCTACCGCAAACTCCCCCAAGAAAAGCCACCATTAGTCTATGATGCACGAAAACTTACCTCCGAATTGAAAGTGTTTGGGGATTTGAATGAAAGTGTTGCCGATTTAATTGAAGCCCAAAGGGAAGCAGATATTAAGCATTACGAGTCTACAGAAAAGCCATTATTCTCGGCAGGATTTGTTGATGAAGGTTAGAACTAAAGACAGAAAAGCCCTATGAAAATCCGAGTAGATAAATTAGATGTCTTGTTTTCTCAATATATTAAGCTCCGAGATAAAGTTTGTCAGGTATGTGGGCGGGCAACATCTTTACAAACGGCGCATTTTATCGGCAGAAGGTATCGCTCAACTAGATACGATCCTGACAATGCTTGTCTTTTATGCTTTGCCGACCATCAACATTTTCACGAAAACCCTCTTGAATTTGTTGAGTTCTTTAAGGCTAGACTAGGGGAAGAGGGTTTTGATTTCTTACGAGGTAGAGCAAGAAGCACTTGGCCAAAAGTAGACAAGAAACTTATTGAAGTATATCTAAAAGAAGAGATAAAAAAGTTGACGGAAATCTAATGCCAATTCTATGGTGGTGTTTGTCTGCACAGGACCAAGCGAAATTAATGAAATTTGCGTGGGAAAACTATGGTTATCGGCTTACCATTCCCCCGTTCCCAATACCCCAACTGGAGATAAAGGCAAGTGAGTCCTTTGAGGAGTTAGAGCGAAGCCTTAAACAGAGACCTTATGGGCTGAAGAGAGTATACTAAGATAGTTGAGGGTTATTATGAGGAGAGGCAATGAGTGTGATACGGGAATTATGGTATCTTCCCAGACCCAATGGCACTAGATATAGGGGGAGTTTTCCGTTGCATTTTGAGAAGCGATTATTTTCTATCTATAAACCATCATCTATACTTCAGCCCTTTGGTGGGATGGCTGAATATGGTGTGCGCTGTGATATAAACCCCGAAGTGAAGCCAGATATTGTTTGCGATGCTCATAATCTACCCTTTGCCGATAATAGCTTTGACTTTGTTCTATGCGACCCGCCCTACTCCACTGACTTAAGTGGCAAATTATATAAAACGGGACCAGTGAAAGATAGTCAGTATATCAAAGAGGCAGTTAGAGTATGTAGAGTTGGGGGACACATAGGGCTTTATCACTGGGTTATGCAACCTCGCCCAAAGAAGACACGCTATGACAGAATCATTGTTATTATTACTAGAATAAGACATCACGCTAGATTTTGCTGTGTATTCCAAAAAGTTGAGACATTATTCCCTATTGAGTAGTCAAAGAAGTTAGTTTAGCCCTTAAAAAGAAATAGACAGGGAGGATTAAATGGATAAAGAAGCAATAGAGAAGATAGCAAAATGGCTTTATACTGATTACTCTCAAGTTGAATTAGGACAATATCCCTATGTTTGGGGCGAGTATGAGGAAATTCCGCAAGCAGATAAAGAACATTGGCTAAGAAAGGCTGACCAAGTCCTAACCCTTATTAAAGAGGCTGGCTATGTGAAGATTAGGAAGGGAGACATTTACTGGACAAGGGAGCAACTATCCGCACCAGATTGGGCAACAAAGTATTATATAGATAGCTGAGGGTTATTATGACCTTTGAAGAGATTATAGAGGCAAAGAAATAGACAGGGAGGATTAATATGAGAGAAATAAAGTTTAAGGCTTGGGATACTGCCACTAAAAGATTTTATGAGTTGGTAGAAACTAGAGTGCCAGAATTAAATTGCGGTGAAGATGATGGTGTTGTTTATCTACAATACACAGGCTTAAAAGATAAAAACGGCAAGGAAATTTACGAGGGGGATATAGTCACTAGCCAATCATGGCGAGGAGATAATATTTACTGGGTTGTTGAATGGACAAAAAATGAGGACGATGCTTGTTTTGCATTAGCGGGATTTGGTAAAAACACAATAGACAAAGAGGGATACCTTTGGCTTGGTTGTGCTAAAGAAATGGAAGTCATCGGCAATATCTATGAGAATCCTGAATTATTGAAATAGACAGGGAGGATTAAATAAAAGAGAGAGACTGCAGAAAATGCCGGGACTGGGGGGAATGCACAGGGTTTGATTACTATTATCCCGGGGAAATTGTATGGTGCTACTGGCAGGTGCTTTGGTTGCTGTGGCACCTAGAGGAACTCCAGAACGCTACCTATCCAGCATCGTTGACTTCTTCTCCTGATTGGCTACCCACTGTGGTTAAAGGCTCAAAAAGCGGAGCATATTTTGAGACTCCTATGGGGATATTAGCTGAGTTGACGCTTCGTCTAAAGAAGACTGGGAAGGATGGCAAGATTCTATTGGCTCAAATTGCTTTAATAAGAGATGATAACCCAGATACGTTTAATCAGCGTTATGAATCCTTAGACGAGGATGCTAAGTTGGCGCTAGGTTATATCTGCGGAAAGTGGAGGAAGAAAACGCCTTATTACAAGTGGAGATGGCGGAAACAACATAGGGAAAGATAAATAGAGTAAATATTTAGCCTTCAAGGATAATTGGGAAGCCTTGAAATTATAAGCAGATTGAGAGGTGATGTGAAGTGCAGGATACTCATACTACGCCTGACTACTTAATGTTAAGCTGGGGAGCAGGAGCCAGCATAATCAACGAGCCAGCAATAGGTGTAATAAAAAATCACATAAAAAATAATAAAAAGCTTACTATTGGGGCTTTTTTGTGTTATTATTAAGGTATGAAATGCTCAAAATGTGGAGAGGATAAACTTTCTGAAGATTTTTATCCCTACCAGAAAAATATATGCAAGGCGTGTCTTTGTAAAGCAAATCTTTTATATTCTCACACTCACAGAGAGAGTCATTGTAAATCAGCTCGTTTATGGTATCAAAATCATAAGGAAAGCTGTCGTAAAGCGGGTCGTTTATACTATCAAAATCATCGGGAGCGTCTTCGCAAGGCAAGTCTTTTACGGCAACATAGTCATCCTGAAGTTGTTAAGGCTTATCAGCATAAAAAGACACGGAAGTTCAAGGAAAAGGTTTTAACCTACTATGGTAATGGTAAATGTGCCTATGTTAAATGTGGGTTTGATGATATAAGAGCATTATCAATAGACCATAAAATGGGTGGGGGAGTTGCTCATTACAAATCAATGAAGGCGAGGAATATTTATCGTTGGTTAGCAAATAATGATTATCCTGAGGGTTATCAAACTCTTTGTATGAATTGCCAATGGATTAAGAGGGCTGAAAATGATGAAAATAGAAAACGGGTGTTATGAAATATGACTTTTTATCACTTTTAAAAAGATTTAAAACAGTTGACAGATTGTATTTTTTGTGATAAACTTAAAAACTAGGTGTATTACTATGCCCGGCAGAGGAGTCGGGCTTTATTATTTACCCTTTTTAGCCAGCCTAAGTAAAACTCTTAATGCTAGGGGCGTTGGTGAAAAGCGCCCACATTCCCAACGGCTTATTGTTTGAGACGTAACCCCCAGCTTCCAGGCAAATTGCTCTTGGGTCAAATTTAATCTTATTCTAAGTTCCTTTATCTCTTGTGCTGTCATTTAGACCTCCTTTAATTTACGCATATTTTTATTACTAAATTGTCCGGTATAGTTACCGCAAGCAGTATTAAAAAGTGAAGTATAGCCCAGCAATGCCCGACCAGAGGCGGTACCGGTGTATTGGCGTTCTTATTATCCCAGAATGATTTAGTCATAGTTAGCTCCTTTCACGCTTTGATTAGTTGCCGTATCATTCCACGCTTGAACTCAATGCCTGTTACAGTGCCTTTCGGCTTGCCATCTATCAGAATTTCAATTACAGGCTCATCATAGCGATTGCTATAAGGTGTTGAAGGGCGATAGCCATCGTTAGATTTATAGGTTGGCAAAACTTTGCTTTTCTGTAACTTTACAATATCCCGTAACAACTTGGCTCTACATCTATTACATCCTGGTCTAAAGTTCATTGTAGAAGCCCAAGCCCTTACAGTTCGAGCAGGCAATTCGTAAGTGGATTTAATGCCGTTATTGTGTTTTCTACAACCATTCCAACAAATCATCGGCTCAAAATGGGGCTTGAGTTTAGGCTTAGAAATTGGTGGCATTAAATTAACTCGTAGCCAATCGGTCTCTTTGAGTAACCAGATAAACATTGCTGTCAGACTAATTATTAGCTGTATCATGGTTTAATCTCCTCCGATATTTGTCTCATTTCACGCCCTTCTAACCATAGTAGCTTACCCCTAAACCTTAGTGCCTTACGGTAGACGGGGATTAGCTCCCCGTTTCGGCTTTAGGTTGCCAATCGTGGCAGTTGTGCCTCATATTGAAGTTAATGTTTGTTCTATTACCCCCTTTATCTTTCTTCCCATCGGAGGCTACATATCCGCATTCTTTGGGATGGAAGAATGCGCAAGTCTTACAAGTTACAGTAGCGAGTCTCTTTGTGGCTGTTTTCATTTCTACCCTCCTTTCCTTTGATTTGCCTTAGCCGCTTAATACCGGGCGGGTAAAGTTTTTATTTTAGATTAAACCTCTTCGCTTGGCTTCATCTTCCCAGCGAGCATTTCTCCAAGCTCCAAGATAAATTCCGTGAGGGTTTTCCCTCATTTCATTATCGGATACATCTTTATGGTCATCTTCTATCCATTTAAGATATTCGGCGAAGTCGGTGTCTATGTCTGGACAATCAATGACCTCTCGGTATCCTTTTGGGGTAGGTGTGATGCGACCCCTATCACATCTCGCTCTATATCCCTTCCCACTTCTTGAAACATATTTATAGGTAGGATAATTTGGTGCAGGTGAAAAACCCCTAGCTACTTCTTTCGTTAACATAACTACTCCTTTTGCTCCTTTCCTACCCACCCGGTATTAAATTGTTAAGGTGCTGTTGATTTGCCTATATCATACTACATATGACTAGTAATGTCAAGTGGCAAAATAGATACGATTTGTGCCTAATTTCATAACTATGTCATAGATATAAATCGGGGCTGTTAGAGCTAAAGGTAGTGGCTAGTCTAGCTCATTAAAGTAGTGAGCAATAACAATCCCCGGTTAGGTCTTACCTCTTATTACATAAATCTTATAGGAGTTAGTTAATACAATGACAGTAGAGTATTTTGAATTCTATCAAAACAGCAATAACAAGGATGGTAAAACTATTATTGTTAGGGTAATCCTCTGGCTATGGTGGATGATTGATGTTTAAAGGTGAGGCTAAAAAGATATACCAGCGTAAGTATATGAGGAGGGGTTATGCCCTTTAAAGACAAAGAAAGAAAGAGAGAATGGATGAAGGGGTATATGAGGGAGTATATGAGGTGTAAAAGGGCTGGTCAACCTAACTGTTATTTCCCTATTTTTGAACGGGATAATTTTAGATGTCAATACTGTGGGCGCACTCCTAGAGATGGCGTTCAACTTCAAGTAGACCACATTACACCTAAATGGTTAGGCGGCGCAGATACAGAATATAACTTAATTACAGCTTGCGCCCCTTGTAACGCCTCTAAAAGTGGGAAATTACTTCGGAAAAGTGCTGAGGAAGCTATTCGTGCGGGTTTAAACATTAAGACCCCCCAACTAGATGCTGGGGGTAATCCTATCCCTTGGGAAGATTAACCACTATATCTAGTAGGTTGAATGTCAACAAGGCGTACAAAGTCCTAATCAAGTCCAATTCAATTTAGGTTGAAAATTCACTTTACATAACCTATATAGTGCGACTGTAGAAATTCCAGATACGAATTATATCTGATTAGATTTGAAAATTTCTAAAAAAATCTGGAGAATAATTCAGCACCCACTCTTACACGACTTTCAGAAATTCGCTAATTCGTGATACACTAGATGTATGCCATATAAAGATAAAGAAAAAGCGAGAATTTACTGGAGAGATTATAGGCGAAGGCGGAGAGGGTTGAACAGGGTTGAACAGGGTTGAACAGAAGAGGGTTGAACAGAAAGTGCCTATATTTGAAGAATTTAAAAAGAAGTATGATAAGCGGCAGACAAAGAAGAAAGCACCTATACCGAAATGGTTAAAGGCATAAAGCCATTCATTTAGGTTTTTATGACCCTAGATTTTGATTGTAGAGTGTTTGGGATAGGGAAAAAAGGTTTATGAGGAAATCAAAGTCATTAGTTAAGGTAGGTAGGCCGGTAATACATGGGATATATAGTCCCAAGACTATTATCCCGTATGCCAATTCAGTAGAAAGGCGTATATATCGGCAGATATATCAAGACAATCTTCATTTAACAGCCAATGATAGGATAATGGTACAAGGGTTAGCTGTTCATTTAGCGCAGGTTCATCAATTTGATAAATATTTAGAAGGGCAAGGATTTTTTGATAGTGAAGGGCGATTTAGAGACCCATTACGAGTTTATTATACCTGTTGGAAGAATATTATAAAATTTTGCAGTGAGCTCTCATTAACTACTGCCAGCCAAGTTAGATTAGGGATATTAGCTGACCAATACAAGAAGACTGATTTAGCCAAGGAACTTGAGGGATGAGCAAGAGGGAAGATATTATCAGCTTTGCTGAAGAGGAATACATATTACCTGAAACTGATAAACCGATAGAACTTCTTAATCATCAAAAACGAGTTCTTCGTGATTGTTTTACCAAAGATAATAAGGGTAAATTTCCTTACCAAAACATTATTTACTCATGTCCTAAAAAGAGTGGAAAGACTGAGATAGCCTCTTTAGTTGGGTTATGGTATTCATTAACGCAGGGCAAGTATAATGAGATTTATTTTCTAGCTAATGATTTAGAGCAATCTCAATCGAGGGGATTCAAAAGAGCTGTTAACGCTATTTCAGCTAATCGCCGGCTTAATTGGCTTATTCCTAAACGTTCTACAATTGAAAACACAAGGACTTTTACTGAGATACAGGCATTATCATCCGATTATGCTGGTGTAGCTGGTGCTAATCCAGGGCTTACTATTTGGGATGAATTATGGGCTTATTTTCGTGAGCCTTCTCGAAGATTATGGGATGAAATGTCTCCCGTGCCAACTAAGTTAAATTCCCTAAGATTTATTGTTACCTATGCTGGCTTTGAGGGGGAAAGCGAGTTATTGTGGGACTTATATCAACTAGGCATGACTGGGGAATGTATTGATGAGGAATATAATATCTGGGTAAATAAAGATGCCAGCTTATATATGTACTGGGATCACAAACCCCGTATGCCCTGGCAAACTGAGGAATATTATACTCAACAAAGAAAAACATCACGCCCTAATGCTTATGCCAGACAACATGAAAATCGCTGGGTATCAGCGGTTTCTGGTTTTATATCAATGGATGCTTGGGATGCTTGTATAAATCCTGAAATGGCTTTAACTTTGCCAGGTCTTGCAGAGCCTTTATTCATTGGCGTAGATATTGCTACTAAACGGGATAGTACAGCTATTGTTGCTGTATACTGGGATAAAGTTCTTAAAAGATTACGATTAGCCAGTCATCATATTTGGCAACCATCTATTAAAGAGCCATTAGATTTTGAATCGACTATTGAAGATTATTTATTGCAATTGCATAAAGGCTTTAGAATAGGTGCTGTATATTATGACCCTTCTCAATTTGTTCGCAGTGCCCAGTTTCTGCGGGGTTGGGGCATTCCTTTATTTGAATATACACAAGTTCCAACTAATTTAACTACTATGACGCAAACACTTTTTGAATTAATAAGAAGTAAAACCCTAGAGATGTACCCTAGCCCAGAATTACGTAAGCAGTGTTTGGATTGTGTTATAATTGAAGGTGCAAGAGGAATGCGTATCGCCAAGGAAAAAGCCAGTCAGAAGATAGATGCTATTGTAGCATTAGCTATGGCTTGTCAGGCGGCATGGGATGGTGCTGGTATTACCCCATTACCTGAGTCTCAACCTGATAGTATTTCGAAGTGGGGCTTTGAGCCAGCAAGTATTTCACTGGTTGAGGGTGAAGAAATATCTGGTATTACAGGCAAATCAAAATGGAGAATATAGGAGTCAAATAAATGGTTGAAGGATTTACTCAAGGTGAAATTGGGACTACGGGATTAAATCGATTCGGTGGAGAAATATATGAGGAATTCCTGACTGAGCTTCAAGGGCAGCGTGGACGGCGTATCTATGAGGAGATGTCGAATAATGATGCTATTGTTGGAGCTATTATATTTGCTATTGAGATGGCACTCAGGGAAGTTCCTTGGTTTGTTGAGCCATTTAGCTCTGATGATGATGACAAGAAACTAGCTCAATTTCTTTTTGAATGTATGCATGATTGCTCACATACTTGGGCTGATTTTATATCTGAAGTTCTTTTGATGTTGCCTTATGGTTATAGTTGGTTTGAAATTGTTTATAAAAAACGTGATGGCAAGGATTCAAAATATGATGATGGTTTAATAGGATGGCGTAAATTTGGCTATCGTGCACCTAGTTCTTTAGACCGTTGGGAATTTGATGAAGCTGGAGGTATTCAGGCATTTTGGCAATCTTGTCCTCCTGATTTCAAACAAACACGAATTCCTATTGAAAAAAGTATCTTATTCCGGACACGAAAGGATAAGAATAATCCAGAGGGACGCTCTATTTTAAGGACAGCTTATCGCCCCTGGTATTTTAAGAAAAATCTTGAGGCTCTTGAGGGAATATCCTTGGAAAGAGTTTATGCTGGTTTTCCAGTTATTAAACTTCCCAAAGGTGCTTCTACAGGAGCTACTGCATCGAGTGATGAATCCAAGGCTAAGGATATTGTCCGTAAGGTGCGAGTGGATGAACAGATGGGTCTTGTTTTACCTGATGGCTGGGATTTTATTTTAAAAGGTCCCGAAGGCTCTAGGGATTTAGGAGCGTATGATAAATCAATCTCTCGTTATCGACAGGAGATTATGCTTTCGGTTTTAGCAACCTTTATTGCACTAGGGGTTGAAAAGGCAGGTAGTTATGCTTTAGCTAGAGAAACAAGGGACTTTTTCCAACTAGCTTTGATGGGTTGGTTAGATAATATAAAAGAGACATTAAATCAATTTGCTGTTCCCAAGTTAATGATTTTAAATGGTTATGATACAGCTACTATGCCTAAAATAGCTTGTGGGCAAGTAGGACAGATTGACTTAGTTAAAATGTCAGCCTATATTATGCAATTGGTTCAAGCTGGAGCACTTATACCTGATGAGCAGCTTGAAAGATATTTGCGTGAAGCGGCTGATTTACCTCCACGGTTAGAGGAGAAGGAAAAATTAGAAATCGGTAAAACTGAGCAGGGTGAAGATTGGCATCCCCGTATTAAACAAAATCCAAAAGCCCTAAGACAAATACAGAAGGTTGAGGGGGATTTAGAGCGGTCAATCCGCCGATTTTTTCTAAGACAAGGTGAATGGATTAAAGATCATTGGGAAGAACTTCTACCCAAAGGCAAGTCGGATATAAGAAAACAAACTAATCCTACTGATTGGGACGAATGGGAGATTGAATTTGCTGGAGAGATAGAAAAACCCACAACTGAGGCAATGACTGCAGGTGCAACAAGGGCTCAGCAAGATGTTAAAGGTATCGTAGTAGATTGGTCGCCCCAATCGCCTATGGCTCAGAAGTATTTGCGTGATAATGGATTAAAATTAGCTAAAGGTATTAATGAGACTACCAAAGATAGATTAAGACAAGTATTGCTAACTGGTTTAAAACTTGGTGAAAATAGAGACCAATTAGCCAGACGAGTGCGGGATGTTATACCCGAACTTCAATCTTGGCGTGCTAAGAGAATAGCACAGACTGAGGCTATCAAAGCGTACAATCAAGGTTCACTTCAAGTTTTTGAATCAGGTGGCTATAAAAGGAAAATCTGGTTAGATGGTCAGGCTGAAGCATGTGATGAATGTGAGGGGCTAGATGGGCATGAAGTTGGTATTAATGAAAATTTTCCTGGGGGTTATGATGCTCCCCCAGCTCATCCAGGTTGCAAATGTACGATTGATGCTATGAGGGATTAATTTTGAATCTTAATATAGAAATAAAGGGTTTAGATAAACTTCAGGCTAAATTAGGTAAAAGTAATTTTGATAAAGCTATAAGAAGAGGTATGGAAAGGGCGGTTGACCATCTACGTCTGGAAATTAAAGAATCAACGCCTGTATTAACTGGTCAGCTCCGGGCAAGTTGGGGAAGTGAGATATCGGCTGATGGTGCTAAGGGCAGGATATATACTGGGAAAGAATACGCAGTCTGTGTGGAATATGGTACTTGGAAGATGAAAGGTAGGTTTTTTGTTAAAGGTGCTATAGAGAGGTCAATCCCTAAGTTATCAATGTATTTTAAAGAATCTTTTGACCAAGCATTAAGCCAAGGGATTGAGGGTGCTTTATAATGGAAGAAATAGAGAAGACCGAAGATTACTGGAAAAAGAAATACGAATTATTAGAACAGGCTATTGGCTGGCTTCCTGATGCCTTTAAGAAAGAAATACGGCTTCGGGCTGCAGGATATGCTGGGGGGAAGGCTCATCCTAAATTGAAGCCGAAATTAGATTTATCAATATGTGGTGAAGAAGAATTATTAGAAGAGATTAAAAGGCGGGAATTTAAAAAGGGCCAGCCCGATATGAGTGATGTGCATGTTCCCAGTTTAAAATGGCAGGAAAAAGCTGCCACCGATTTTATAATAATCCCTGATTATATCTCGATTGTCGGGTCATCGGTTCATAACCCTGAAACAGCAGAGGATTTAGATATTCTTATTCGGGATAATTATAAAAATGAATCATTACAAGTTGCTATTCGAAAACAACTTGACCCTGATAAAGAAAAGGATTTACATTTTATTCATAATCCCACTGGTCCTCATGCTGACTACATTCCCTTGTGGGATTTGAAGGCAATAGCTAAGAAGCCACAATTATCAGTTTTAAAAGCAATATCAGTTAGTCCTGGCAAGAAATTTGAAGTAATGAAGCCATCTATGGCGGGGACTACAGATTATTTTAATACAGATGAATTATGGGATGATTGGGCTCAAGATAAACTAGAAGAGCATCCATTAATTGGGCAACCTAAAATTGATGGCTTTAGATGTATTCTTTCTAAAGGTGAAAAAGTATCAGCCTGGTTTGAAGATACGAAACAGGATAGAACTGATGATATTAAACCCATTATTGAGGGTTTAGATAAACACCCTAATTTTGTCTTGGATTGTGAGATTATAGCGGAGAAAGATGACAAGCCAATTCCTCGGACTCAGCTTATGAGTTTATTTGCTGGCAAATTAGAGGCTAAGCCAATAGCAATGATTTTTGATTGTCTTTATTGGGATGATAAAGATATTAGCCAGCAACCTTATAGTGAACGCTATAAGAAAGCTCAATATGCAGTTAATGATATAGATAACCCTTTAGTGAGATTAGTGCCTCAAAAAAAAATTAAAGATAAAGCCAGCCTCCAGATTGTGGGCAAGTGGGCAACTTTGCAGGACTTCTCTGAGGGTTTAATGGTCAAGCAAGCTGATAGCCCATATGAATTCGGCTCAACTGATTCTATGGCTAAATGGAAGACCATTTTTGAGATTAAGGTTGAAGTTATTGAAGCCATTAAGAGAGAAAATGGTTATACTTATCATTGTGGACTAAAGAAGGATGATAGTGAGTTTACTAATATTACCGAAGATTTAGTTGACTTAGGAAATACCTTTATTACTAAAGATAAAATTGCTGATAAAGGCGATACACTAAATGTTAGAATTGAAGAGCTTATAATTCTTAAAGATGAGGATAAACAGCGATTAGTCTGGGGGAAACCAGAGGTTGTTGGGATAGATAAATCCCGGGGGGCTTATTTCGCTAACCAAGCTATAGATATGGCAAAAAGAGCTCATATCTTTAAAGAGGAGACTGAAAAGGCTTTAGGGGAAGAAGAAACTAGAGCTGAACGAGCTGAAGGTTTTTGGGAAGATAACTGGTATAAGGTATTTCCTCTATCAGGTAAAGGCAAATTTGTCTATCATCATCATTGGCGTGGCTTAGATGAAGAGGAATCCAAATTATCTGAGGAACAGCTATTACAGACTGAGCATTCAGTACATGGTGATTTAAGACTGGAAGGTCGTGATACACTTTGGGGGTTTACTGTATTTACTGGTACAACTAAAGATTTACGTGAGGCAAAGGGCAATAGGTTAGCTAATCTCCCCCAAGATGATAAGCTACAGGGGGTTTTTAAATTAGAGCAGCCTGGAGAATGGCTAAGTGTGGGGGTTAAGAAGCCTTATATATCCGAACCTGGTGGGGCTGGTGCTACCAGTCAGTCCTATGCTAAATTTTTTGCTGCCGATTATGGTACTTATGATTTAGGAGTGATGCGTGAACACTTTATGGAGATATTCGTTCATGGCAAAGTTCTCAAAGGAAGATATCTATTTCAATATGCTCCAGTGGGGCAGGGTGGGCGCAAATGGCTTATATCAAAACCAGTAGATCAAAAGCCTTATGCTGAAACTCATGACTTGGAAAGAATTAAAGATGAGTTAAAACAAAAACGACAGAAGTATTTAGTATGGGCTAAGCCAGGGGAGAAGCCACGATTGTTTAAGACTATGGAAAAAGCGAAGAATATTGAACGAATTAAAATCACAAAAACCTATAATGCAGAAATTGTCAAAACTGATAATGAGAAATGTTTGATATATGGTGTTGTTTTAGAGCCTGATACAATCGATAGCCAAGGTGATAAAGTATCGGCTGAAGAGATAGAAAGAGCAGCTCATAAATTTTTAAAGGAATCTAGGGTAATTTACTCTGAGCATGAACGGAAGCAACCTAATGTATATGTTGTAGAGAGTTATATTACACCTAGTTTAATTAAATTTGATGGGCATGAAGCTAAGGCTGGCTCTTGGATATTAGTTACCTATTGTGGCGATGATAATATCTGGCAACAAGTAAAGAAAGGCGAATTTACAGGATATAGTATTAGAGGCTATGCCTACAGAGAATAAAGTAGAATTAAAGCAATTTAGATGTTATTACTGTAATGCCTTACTAGCGGAGATAGAACCTCTGAATAGTACTGTGGTTATTAAATGCCGGCGTTGCAGTCAATTTAATGCTTATCATCCTATTCAAAATCCCAAGTTATTAGTGGGTGGGCGAGTATTGGCTTTCGGTACTGCCTTGATATAGTTGACAAGATATATTACAATATGTTATATTGATAATTTAGACCTGCGCTATTTAAGACAGGCATAGATGAACCGCTAGGGACGGTCTGCATAAGAACTATAGAATAGTCGGAAAGTCCTAGCGGTTTTTTACTTGCTAGGCAAAAAGGAGGTCGATTAAATGGAGCTTAAAGAAAAGCAAGAATCTAGTCAATTAAGTGATATAGATGTGGTCGAAGTAAGCCTTGTTGGTTCTCCTGCTAATAAACGAAGGTTCTTGCTAATAAAAAACAAGGAGGGTGAAATGTCTGAAGACATTGAACTTACTGAGGAAGAACAGCAAATTGAAGAAGTTAAAAAAGCTCTATCCGAAAGTGACCAAAATGCTATTAAAGGAGCGATGAAGATGTTGGGTAAAGTTGAGGCGGCTAAGGATATCTTGAAGAAACTAGCGACTCTTGTTCCTGGCTATGGCGAACCTAAAGAGGGGGCTAAGGACAAAGAGGATTATGAATATCCTGAACCCAAAAAGAAAGGGAAAACTGAAAAATCCGAAGCCCAACTAGAATCAATCCAAAAAGAGCGGGATGAACTTAAAGATAGAGTGGAAAAAGCTGAAACAAAGGTTGCTGGCCTTCAAAAGGCGGAACGTACTCGTCAATTAAGAGAAATTGCCAAAACACTTAGTGGCGATATTGAGGAAAACTTTAAGTATCTTGAAACCCTAGCCGAAAGTCTACCTCAAGAGAAATTTGATAGCGTAGTAAAAAGGGAGCAGGCACAGGCGAAAAGATTGGCTGAATCTAAAGCCTTTGAGGAAATAGGCTCTAGCCGACCCAGCCCAGGCAGTGCTTTTGAAAAACTTACTAACCTAGTCAATGATGAGGTAACTAAGTCAGCCGACCATGACCCAATAAAGGCTTGGGATAGGATAATTAAGGCACATCCTGAACTTTATGACGAGTATACTAAGGAACAAAAAAAGTCGCTTCGTGAGGAGCACTAAATAAGGAGGGAATTAGATGGCAACTGAACAAGAACAAATTTGTATAACTGTAAAAGCGGAAGGTAATCTATCCGCTAAGCAGTACCGTTTGATGCAGATGACCAATGCAGGTTATGGCACTACTTGCCTACATAGTGGGACTCAAGCAGTAATGCTGGGTATCCTACAAAATAAACCGGCAGCTTATGGTAGAGAAGCTAAGATTTGTATTCTGGGTCATACCAAAGCTGTGGCAGGAGCGGCTATATCTTCTTTGGGATTTATTGGTGCTGGTACTGATGGTTGTGTAGCTGCAGTAATCACTCAAAGTCATAATATGATTGGTCGTAATTTGCAGACTGCCGCAGGTACTGGAGAATTAATTGAGATTCTCATAGACAGTGGCGGAATGCACCCGTGATAATTTTTAAAAGGGAGGTAAACATAAATGGCAGGAAATAAACCGGATGTTGGTGATGTACATGTTGATGCCTTACTAACAAATCTAAGCATCGGCTATGTTAACGATGAATATGTTGCTGATAGAATATTTCCCATTGTCGGAG